GAACTGCAAAATCTGGCTCATGGCATCCAAGGCTTCTTGACGCTTGGTCATGTAGCCCGGGCCGGTCGTCACCATAACGTCGTAAGTGCCGACGCTGGGGTTGTAGATTTTCTCAATCATTCCGCCGTTCTGGTCGCGGATTTCCTTGACCGGCTCCGGCTGGGCCGGGTTGAACTTGACCATGCTGACTTCGCCGTCAACGCCGATGATACGGGCGATGCGCTGCGTGTCGTAAATCTTGGGGATCATATCGACGATCTGCCGGGTGATGTGGCGAATCGCACGGGCAAGGTTATCGACGTAGTGGTAAGTGCCAACGTCGCCCTGCTTTTCGCGGGCAAGGATGGCCTTTCCAGAGCGTTCGTTGCCTGCCATGCCCAACGAGGCGTCATACTGCCCCGTCGTCCCCTTGATGTCGTCAGCAGCCCCCATCTTGGCCTGGATCAAGCCGGTCTGAGGCAACGGAGGAGGTGCGCGCTGAGGCAGGGGGAGAACTGAGCCAGCGCCGTCCGTCACGTCGGGATTGACTTCCAGATACGGCCAATTGGTCGTATTGGCAGTCTTCCACTGCATCTCGTACCCTTCAAACTGGCCACCATAGCCAATGAAAGGTGCCTTTGGAGCCAAAGCCAGCATCTCGGCTTCCTGGCTTGTCCAGTAGTTGTACATCCGCTGCGCGTCCTTGGCGTTACGCACAAGGCCAGAGATGTGCAGGCGTCCTTCGACTTCCCACTCGTTGCCGATGACGCGGACGACGGGAATCCACTTGCCCGCCCACTCACGCTCGTCAAGAATGTCGAACCCGTTGGTCTTCATCCACATGACCTTCTTGCGGTCAACGATGCGGGTGCGGATAGGTTTGCCAAACATCGCCGTAAGCTGCTTGTCCTGCGGCGTGCCGCTGAACGCAGTCTGGTTGTCTGGGTAAAGGTGCAGCGTGGCTTTTTCGTAGGTGTTGTAGAAGTATTCCGCGATGCGGATCGTGTCTTCTTGAAGCCACGACGACAGACCATCGTTGCCGACGCCTTGGCTGTACAGCGTGCTAATCGGCGATGCGTCGGGAAACATACGCTCGTATTCGTCGCGCAGGATGTCCTCGGTGACAAAACACCACTCAGCGTCCGCGCCGCACGGGTCTTGGATCGTCGGATCCATATAGACGCTGAACGAGTTGCGCACCCGCTCAATGCGGATGTCCTGATCGAACGTCTCGTCGTTGCAGTATTCCGTCAGCAGGCGGATGTAGCCCTCGCCGTAGGTCACCTGGTTGTCGCAGGCAGTGTCGTAGGCCACGTCGGCGTCCGACATATACTCAATGTGCCGCACGACGCCATTGAAAATCTCCGCAACCTGAACGTCGGCGTTGTCATCCGCCGGGATGACCTTGCCGCTGGGGCGGTTCTGGCGCTGCTCGTTCGTCACCTGACGGACGTGCTGCGGCAGCTTGTTGATTGTCAGGCACGGGCGAGCGTTGATCGTCTGGCCCTGCACCGCGCCGCGGGTGGCCAACACGTCGGCGGGCCACTGCCACTGGTTGTCTGGCGACCCGGCCATAAAGCGCAGATCGTCCAGTTCATCCTCGCGGCTGTCCGAGTACGCCGACTGCGCCATCTGGAGGCGATGGCGCATGGTGGCCATCTTGTTGTCGTCGTCCTTCGACGACTTTGCCGGGTTAGACCCTACGTTTGCGACTTTTCCAGCCGCTACCATGCCTGTAGGATCAGCCATATTGTTACTTCTGACCCTTTTTAGCCGCAGCGCGCTTCGTCGAATACGCAATCGCTACAGCCTGTTTGATCGGCTTACCAGCGTTTACTTCCGCCTTGATGTTCTTGCGGAACGCTTCTTTGCCAGCCGACTTGACCAAAGGCATCTTACTTGCCCTTCTTCATGGGCGTCTCACGCATCCGCGTGGTGATGCTGATGATGTCCTTGCCGCCAGAAGTCGGCACAGGCTTGCGCGCCAGCGGGATGGCGTCCATCTCGGCCTTGGGCTTGGGCATCTTTGGCCCCATCGGCATTTTCATGGTGGGCATCTTAGCCATTTGAATTATGATCCCATCCAAGAATTGATAACTCCGCCGGGAGAATACGCGTGCGTGCGCTTCTTGTCAACGCGCCCTTCGCGTGACGCTACAGGGAACGCGAACGTCACCGCGATAGCGTCGGCGGCATCTGGCGACGCCAGCCCGCGCGAGCGCATATCTTTCTTGGACTCAAGGAACAGCGTACCCTTGCTGTCTGGCTTCGTCTTAGGCCCGATTAGGTCAGACTTCAGAAACCTGTCCGCTGGCACGCTGCCTGTCTTGAGCCAGTCACGCATCGCGCCCCACATCTCGGCGCGCTTGTTGCCCCACATGATCTGGTTCTTGGCCTTACTGCCGAAGTTGACGCCCCTGATCTTGTACCGCTGTTCCTTCAGCCGATCCACGACGCCCGCGCCCAGGCCGCCCTCGTCGATGACGGTTAGCGCAGGCTTGTACTCCTCTATGGCGTCGATGACGTGACCGACGACTTCCATCGTGTCCGCGCCGCGCAGCCGCTTGATGTCGATGATGTCCCGGCCCTGCCGCACCGCGATGACGGTAGCATCCGATCCAAAGCGTGCTGGATCGACGCCGATGACGATGGGCGCAGTTTCGTCTTTCTGCCGTGGCCGCTTCATGGCGTCGTCGATGAGATTGACCGGGATAAACTGATCGTCGCCTTCTGACGGGAACTGACCATAGACTTCTACGTTGGCCTGGTAGCTATCCGCGCCGTACTCGTCGAGTATGCGCTGGTACAGGTTCTTGTCGGTTCCCTCGACATCCCGCGCGTCGATGTTGCTTGTGCGCCAGAACGCACGCTTGCTGTTGAACGCTTCGTAGAAGTACCCGGTGTTGCGCCGCGGGTTGGAAAACGCGATATGAAAGCGGTGCGGCGTGTTCTCCGTGAAGAACCCGTCACTGACCGACCAGATGCTGTCGGGGATACCGGACGCTTCGTCAAAGATCAGCATCACGCCATCGTGATTGTGCAACCCTGCGTATGCATCTGGGTTTTCTTCAGACCATAAGCGTCCTTCGCACGACCAATACCGCGTGCCTTTGCGAAGTTCTCGTTCGACAATTTCTGTAAGCCATTTAGCGGGCATTATCCGAGTAGCAGCTATTTCAAACCAATGGCTGTTAATTGACATGGCCATCCATTTAGTAATTTCTGCCCATGTCACTGATCGCAACTGCGCTTCAGAGTTAGCAGACACAATAACAGACCCGCCAATGCGGGTAGTCATCATCCAAATTACAAGCCAACTAACCAGCGCCGACTTGCCAATTCCACGGCCTGACGCCACTGCCATACGAAAGGTGTCAAAATCAACTTTGCCGTTGTTTTCGCGGATATGATCGCGCAGATCGGTCAGTATCTGACGTTGCCACTTACGCGGGCCTACATGGTGTTCTAGCGGCGAACCTGCCTCGCCCCATGGGTACGCCGTCAACACAAACGCCAAAGGATCGTTTTTGATGCTAGGCGCCCACAGCCGACTCATCAACTCTACTTCGTCTGTGGCACTATATTTAGGCGTCTGCATATTGCGTCCTAAAAGGGTAAATTTCCCGTTCTGCCGCGCGCCTTACCTTGGCCGCGGCTTCTTTGGTGTCGTAGTACCCTAAACTACGACACCCATTGCTCGTATGTATGCGAGCGTGCCACCTTTGCGTAGCTTTGTGAAGGGTTACGCCCGTAACGCCAGAAGTTGAATTGCGCTGCAATTTTCGGTTTTGATTGTTTTCATGTTGGCTAGCCTCGCGCAAGTTGCATAGCCGGTTGTCGCCGGGGGTTTGATTTATATGGTCGATGTTTTTAATCGGCCATTCACCGTGCGTGTACAGCCATGCTAAACGATGTGCCTTGTACAGTATCTTATCGATACGGATTACAACATACCCGTAGTGGTCTAAGCACCCCGCGGGCGCGCCGACAGGCGTTCGGCTTGATGTTTGTGTACGCCAGCAAAAAACGCCTGTGTCGGGGTCATACGCTAGTAGACTTTTCAGCCTCTCTTGCGTTATCAGTTTGGTAGCCATCAACAATGTCCTCTTGTTGGTTGGTCAGGAACGTGGAGGACGTTGGTGCGTCCTCCACTTCCGTATAGAGACCTTCTATAACACGTAATTCAGCTTTTTCCAAAGCCGCAATCACAGATATCTGCTGGTCGATGTTTACGTCGATCTGCTGCTTGGCTACCCAACCATGCTGATGCTTGAGGATGTCAAGCGCGGCCTTGGCGTCGCCCGCGGCGGCGGCGTCGTACAGCGTCTTGGCGGCGTTGAACTCACCCTCGGAGCGGCCCTTCATCTCGGCCATCTCGACCAGCGGGTCAAACTCCTGAAGGCGTCGGTACTGGCTGGGTGTCAGGCCAGCGGCCATCGCTAGGCTGTCGCCCTTCAGGCCATAGCGCGCGGCTGCGTATATGGCTTCCAACCGCGCCTCGGTTGCCTCGGGCCGTTCAGGTGTAAAGGGCAGAGAGTAGAAACTCATGGTGCGCGACAGTAACCGTTGCGGGGTGCGTGGGCAATATGCAAAAAATTGTGTGCGTGGGGTTATATCAAAAAAAATAAAAATTGTTTGCGAACCCTGCCCGTGACAGTCACGCGCCCGTCGGCCCCCCCCC